ACTCGCTATCGCTGCCAGCCCAGCTTGCATAATTGTGGAAACCACAATCAGCAAGAGGGAACACGTTCTCCAAACGTCGCGACCAGTTTGTCCAACAGAACTTGTTGTAGAACCGGCCTCTGCGTTCGGATACGGCACCTGGACCATGTCTGAACCTCCAATCTTGGAACCGATAAGGCCCCAGGGTCGAGGTGATCAACCTAGATACTTTATCTAGGTTTCTCAAGAAGGCGAAGAGGGCCTCACGTTTCGTGGGGTCCTTCTCAGCTTCGGCGCGTTCGATGTACAATCGGGAGTTCCGGAATCCGGTATACTCTCGGTTGACGTCGTCCTCGTCGGGCTGCTCCTTGCTCCAAAAGCTTTCGGGCTCGGGGAGTTCGGAGTCGACGGCGATGAAATCCAGGACTTCCTTCTGGACCGCATCGTCACTGCACTGGAGATCAGCTTTCCTGCCAAGGTAAAGTACCGTGCGCAGAAATAGAAGAGCTTCAGCATCGCAGTCTCCTTTCAGGGTTCCACACTCGTCAAAAATAAGTAGATACAGTCCCCCAAGAAACTTGGGGATCGGTATCCTCTTAGACCTCCTCTTTGTCAGAGGAAGGCCTGAGAGTTTGTACTTACCCTCCGCTAGGCACTTTTCGAGGTGCTTTGCGGCAGCCACCATATCCACGCATATAGCGTGAATACCACGGCTCTTGACGAGTGCACGTAGGCGAATTTTGTCTTTGACAAACTCACCCACGAGCGTCGGGTACGCATTCGCAGCATCCGCGAGGATACTGTCGAACACGCGTGTCAATTCCCTAACATGGCGATTAGACATGCGGCTCCATTAAAATGGAGTCGGAATGTCCCATGTCGCTGTTAGGTAACTCACACCATTTCGTCCATCAATTCCGTGAGAACCGCATTGGTGCTTGCCGTGAGGAAAGCAGCCAGTGCGGCCGGAATAGTGACGGACTCGTCAGCGAGCGATTGCTCGATGACGACGTACGCAACGCGCACGATTTCCGGAGCCTCAGATGTTGCCCACGTAGTGTGGGTCACCTGTACGTTGTGTCGTGGCCGCCCAGTCTTTGTGACTGAGTGACGTACGAACACGCGGTAAGACTCCGTGCCGTCCTTGTACAAGTACTCGGACGCGTA